GCCGCAAAACGTTTTGCGCGACAGCAACTATCCCATCTGGGATCGAATCCGTCCAGAACTTGAGGCAGCCATTGCCGAGGTGATTGATAAAACGATTCTCTATGGCGGCAATGGAATGCAAGCCAAGCCAGCGACATGGCCTGATGGACTGGTGACGCAGGCTGCGTCATTGGGCCGCACGGTCTCGCTGGCCGAAAGTACCGACCTGTACAGTGCCGTGCTCTCTGAGGAAGGCACCTGGACGCTGGTCGAGCAGGATGGCTTCGATGTGACAGGCAATATTGCGGCGAGAAAGATGAAAGGGCGTATCCGCAACCTGCGCGGTGAGGATGGCCGCCCGATTTTCCAGGACGGCAAGTTTTATGACACAGAGATTACCTATCCCGATCTCAATACGTTCAAGGAAAGCAACGGGTTGTTGCTCTCTGGTGATTTCAGTCGTGCCATTTATGCCATCCGTGAGGACATTACCTATCGGATGACCACGGATGCGACGATCTCTGACCCTGATACCGGGCTGGTCATTTACAACCTGGTTATGGAGAAGCTCGCGGCAATTTTCGTAGACATTCGGCTTGGCTGGCAATTGCCACGCCCGGTCAACTGGCACAAACAGAGTGCCGCAGATCGTCCGTTTTCGTTTGCGCTTTTGACAGCGTGAGGTGAGGGAACGCAATGACCGTATCGCAAGACATGATAGCCAGATTGCGTCGGATGTGCGGGGAAACCACCAGTACGTCCTACCGCGATACTGATTTGCAGCAGTACATTGCGACGTATCCGATTATCAACCCTGATGCCTGTCCAGCGCAGATACTCGGATACGTCACGCGCAATGGGATTGACCAACCCGTCGTCACCTATGACCTGCACGCGGCAGCCGCCGACATCTGGCAGGAAAAACAAGCTTCCCTGATAGCAAGCGGTTCCTGGGATGTCTCAGGGCCAGGGGGCGGGTTTCAGAAATCCCAGGAAGAGGAGCAACACGAGAAACAGGTGGCCTATCATCTGGCTCGTCGTCATGCGCAAAGTATCTTTGTGAAGAGTCAGCAAGCCTCCTGCGACTATCGGAGGAGTGTGTGTCTGTCGGTTCGCAACGTATCCTGAGCTACAAAGACGAAGAGTATGTTCGCCAGCTTTCTCATGCCACCCTCACCGACACGGTAACCATTGAGCCGTGGTGGGGTGAATGGGAAGGCGATACTACCCAGGCATTCGTGGCGAACAACGATCCCTCGACAGCCCCCATATTTACCAGCACAAACCCTGCTCCATTTCAGCAAGCGGAATCGTTTTCTGATGTCCCCTGTCGTGCTATTCCGACGACAGGGTCAACGTATCGTGCGGCAAATGGGCAAAGCTACTCGCTATCTGGGCTAGAAGTGCATATTCCAGCGGGTATTCAGAACCTTTACAATCATCAACGCACCATTGTGTCTGGATCACAGACGCAGTTCTACGGGCATTTTGTTTTCTGGCAGGGCAAGGTATTTAGCATTGAGCGTGCTGAGACGTGGGGAACATTGAAGATAGTCACCATCCTTCACTGTCTCGAAATTCCGATGCAATACAACATTCCGCCAAAAGAATCAGCCGCATATATTCTGGCTGAGGATTTTGCGTTCATTCTGGATGAGACGTATAGACCACTACGTATGGAGTAATAGGCATATGTCGTTGAACGAGAAAAAAGTCAGGCTTCTCAATTTGACCCGCGATGTGTTATTGCTGGCAATACCAGCGTGCTTGAGTAATGATGGGTTGCGTGGTGCATTGATCACAGCCTTGCGCAAAACGGAGGATGAACTCAATGTTGAGCATACGTATCCGAAAACGTCCCGAAAAAGCAAGGATCTGCGGAGAAATTGACCATGCCGAAAATCAGTAGCTATGATGCCCTCGAAAGTTCACAACTGCTCGGTACGGACAATTTCTTGATTCAGCGCACAGGCGCGAACAAGATTGTCGCACTGGCTACGTTGACAGACTATCTCAGCAGTCAAATAGGGAGCATGAGCGGTGATGAGAGCGGTACGGCAACCGTGACGGAATATCTCACGCATACGAGCAGCGGGAGTCTATCGCCCACTGCACCGCTGGTACTCGTGATTGCAATGGCTGATGTCACGCTGCCAGCCATAAACGATACGCCACGCATTGTGGCGATTGTGGCCGATGCTGCCCTCACCGTGACGTGTGCCGGGAGCGACAGGTTCTACTTCGGCAGCATTTCCAGTGGCCCGACTTCGCATAGTCTGAGCGCAAACGCAGTGCTGGTCATTGCCAGCGCAAACGAGTCGATGAATCTCTGGTTTCCGATTGCCCATATCACGGATGTAGGGACACTATGAGCGACAAAATAGCACAACGTATTTCCGAAATGCCATCGGTGCTTGCTCCTGACACGTATCAGGTCTTTCCGGTCGTGGCTGCTGGCGCGAACAAAAAGATGAGCCTGGCGCAACTTGTAGCCTGGCTGCCATCAGTGCTCTCGCTGGCGGTCTCACGGCTGACGCAGAGCGGGGCGCAACCAGGGCAGGTGTTGACCTGGACAGGTTCGCAATGGTCTCCCCAGGATGCCGCAGGCGGAACGGCAGGCACACCGTCTGACACGCTGCCTGCGCGGGCATCAGGGGTCGGCAGTGCAGGCACGATGACTGACTACAGCCGAGGCGACCACAGCCACCCGCTGGCTATCAAACGCACCGTGCCAGCCGCAGAAACCTGGACGGTGCAGAGTGACGAATGCGTGGTTGTCGCTGGCGACTGGTCTGTTGAAGGTGATTTGCTGGTCAAAGACGGCGGAGTCTTTGTTGCATTGTGAAAGAAAGCAAATACGGTCATGGCTGAGACTGGTATCAAAGGTGGCATAGGTTTTCAACTCCCTGTGTTGGCGGCGCATCCTGCGCCTGCCCCAACAGGCACGGTCGTGCTCTATCGGCTCAACGACGGCAAACTCTACGCAATCAACGATGCAGGGGTGTCTTCTGAGCTTGGCAGCGGCGGCGGAATCACGGATCATGGTGCGCTGACGGGCCTGGATGATCATGACCATCCGCAGTACGCTTTGGCGAGCCACGATCACGCCACATTGTATGCGGCTCTGTCGCATAATCACGATGGGGTGTATGCAGAGGTTGACCATCACCATGATGACCGCTATTACACGCAAGATGAAACCGATACGTTGCTATCGGGTAAAGCCGACAGCGTTCACGTGCATGACGATCACTACTATACGGAAACGGAAACCGATACGTTGCTATCGGGTAAAGCTGACAGTGTTCACGTGCATGATGACCGCTATTACACGCAGGATGAAACCGATACGTTGCTATCGGGTAAAGCTGACAGCACCGATCCACGGTTTCCGACGAGTGCAGAGAAAGCCGCGCTCTCAGGCACAGGAACGCCTTCCGCAAACAATCAGTACGTGACTGACGATGATGCACGGTTGAGCGATGCGCGTCCCCCGACTGCCCATACGCACGATGCCACCGACCTGACGACAGGGACGATGAACGATGCCCGCCTCTCAGCAAACGTACCACGGAAAGACGGGCACACCACCTTCACACCGTCAACCGATAGCACGACCGTGCTGGCCGTGCAGAACGCCGCAGGCACCGTCACGCTTTTTGCTATCAACACCACCGAAGGGAAAATCGTCATTGACGGCGATATAGACGTGTCGGGGCGTGTGACGTGCGCGGGCATTGATACTATTGTCTAACGTTCTTCTCGTTTAGAGTTCTGCGGAAAACCCCACCCAGGCGGAGTCATCGCCTGCCCGAAGGAACCCCATGCTGCCTTGTGGTACCGAAGCGTCGGTATTTAATTCGACTCCTTTTGGTGTTTCATCATCGGTGTATATCCAGGTCACAGCTTCATTCGTGTAATAGTCGGACACGAGATACCGCACATACCAATTTGATTGTGAGGAAAAAACGCAGACGGGGGCAGCTCGCAATTCCTGTTCTAACGGGAAGTGTCCGAGGGTTCCTGCACCACCATATATCATAAAACACATCAGTTTGTCGGACCCAGGCTGGTATCGCTGATAGTATCGCTTACACAGCGACAATTCCATGTCTATGCTCCGATGCTGAAACGGCGTTGCCGTCTCACCCGTTTCAAGCTGGACAGCCTCGATGTCTACCGTTGCGCTTGCTGAAATCTTCTCCTCTGTCCAGAGAAACACTATCAGATTATTGGTGCTTGTAGAAAGCGGAGCCGCTGTGGTCAAAGAAAGCGTCGCCCAGGTTGATCCATCGCATGCGACCGAGGTGATGCCTTCGATATGCAGAGCCGAATCATTGACGAAGAAGCCACCAATGGTATAGGACGTCGAAGTCCAGTTGCCTACAATTTCCTTGATGGGACTGTCAATCGTTCCATCCCAGGAGAGAAGGGCCAGACGGATCGTCGCCGCTTCCGATACTTTGATGTTGGCGGAAAGGGTAAGGTTTTGTCCTCTTTGGATGTTTTTTGATTCCACAATCTGCGCCAATCCCAGGCGGCGCGACCAGCTTTTGTTATTATGAATGCGCCCCGCAGAGGGTAGCGTGTTTCCGGTGGTCTGGATAACTTCAATGTTGTCACCATCCCCCAACACATACCAACGATCTAACGTGTAGGTGTAATTGTAGACATCTACCGTGGTTCCGCGTTGCGCCACGCGGAAACAGCCATTGATAAGCATGTTCCCAGACGACGCAGCCACACCGCCGCTGCCACTGCCATCAGTTCCCGATGTAAGCGAGGGAACCCCATCAGTAAGGTAGACATACCCTGTACCGTCGAGTGGTTCAATGGCATCTCCTGCGTTGGTGCTCTTGAGCACGCGGTCACCTGTCAGGGAAGAAACCCCTGTGCCGCCACGGGCTACACCGAAATGGCCTGTGGTAATTTTCGCAGTGTCCAGCGGGGGAATGTCGGTCGCCTCCAATGCGGCTACCGCTGGCACCCCGCTATCCAGCGACACAAACCCCGTACCGTTGAGTGGTTCGACGGCATCGCCTGTGGTGGTACTTTTGAGCATGCGGTCGCCTGTCAGGGAAGAGACACCTGTGCCGCCCTGTGCAATAGTGAGCGGGCCGTCACTGATTGTATCCAGGGTCACGTAGTCCCAATCGGTATTGTCGCCTGCTGTGCCGCCGTTGTGACATCCCAACACGCCCAATATCGTATTGAAAAACATATCGCCCGCACTGCCAGATGTGGGAAAGGATGTGCCATAAGATATGGGCGTTCCCTCGCCACCTGCGTCGGTGGTAACTGACGGAACGCCATCGGTGATATAGATATACCCCGTGCCGCCAAACGGTTCGACGGCATCGCCCGTGGTCGTGCTTTTGAGCATGCGGTCGCCGATGAGCGATGAGACACCCGTACCCCCGTTAGCCACGGTGAGCGGGCCACCCAGGATGGTATCGAGGGTCACAAAGTCCCAATCGGTCTCGTCGCCTGCTGTGCCGCCGTTGTGACGACCTAATACCCCCAGGCTGGTGTTGAAAAAGACATCGCCCGCCCCGTAGCCCGTGGTTGGGAAGGTTGTGCCTGCGGGAATAGCCGTCGAAGAACCGACAGACTCCAGATCAATCAGCGTCCCGTCGCTGGTGATACGCTTGGTTTTCCCGCCATCGGTACTATCAAAAATCAACCCCTGTGTTCCTGACGGGGGAAGCTCGTCAGGAATGGCTTGTTCGCTCTGGACAAATCCTGCCTGTGTCATAGTCGCTCCTCTGCAAAAACTTCAAACGCGGTACTGCTCATGTAGGTCCACCTCGACATATCCTTCATATCCTCTTCGAGCGGACAACTATCGTCATCTTCGGTTCCTGTTTCCAGGTCCAGCAAAGATATGCCGTTCTTTTCTCCTTCCGCATGGATGGCACCGAATGCAATGTATCTGCCAACATACCCATCCTGCTGCGAACTAGCGGCGCAGAAATAGTTTTTCTTGACGGTTCGGTTCTCAAAGGTTCCTTCTTCCCCTTTGTAGGGAGCAGTATTGATACGAATGGGATGGGTATGGAGAATATAGGGGTCTACGGTATCACCGGTATGCCCGGTCACGGCGTAACATTTGCCATTCATACCGCCGACATGCTTGGGGATGTGATAGCTTGACGCTACCCGATGCGGGGAAAAATTCTCGGCATCCGATGAGCGATAATCCTGAAACTGATACTGGTGATAATCGAATGCAGTTACCAGCAGGTTGCGCGTGCCGGGGATAACCGAGAGCACTTTGCTCCATGTGTTTGAAACATCGCCTGAATAGTCTCGTTTGTTCCAACTGACCGTATCGGTTACAGGGTCGTAGCTGATATAGCCTGCAATGCGATAATAGCGAGCCAGCCAGGGGATTTCGGGATACCCATTCTCATCGAGCTTGCCTTTGCAGAAAATGGTGGCGGCATTAAAATCATTTGTTGCACCAACATCGAAGGAATTTGTCGTTGCTATCGAGCCTCCATCGCCATAGATATGATCGGTGGCGATTTCGTAGTGGTCCGTTACCCACTGTGGATGGCCCGCATAGACGACGGTATTGCCTGCGTGCCAGCCATAGACAGGATCGCAGGTGTACACCATATACACCAACCCATTGTGCAAAAAGTGCTGCCCGGCACCGAGCGGCATATGCCCATGCGAATAGGGGCGCGGATCCATAATCCGTAGTTCGTACCACGTTTCCCCGCCGTCAGGAGACAGATAGAACGGTGATTTGTCGGGGTCATACCCATCGCGCCCACGGTCTATATAGCTTCCATTCATTCGCACCCAATGCGCTGACCCGTCCCAGCCTGCGGTGCCACACACCAGCATTTTTTTCGGGTCGCTGGTATCTACAGACAGGGAATGCCAGTACGTATGACCTGACGGCAATCCGTTTGCGCTGGTTTTGTTGCTCCATACGCCATCCCTGCATATCCAGATACCTTTGTCGTTGCCTGTGCGTGCCCAGGCGATCCCTGCCTGTACGGTCTTCTGCACAATGGGCGTTCCTAGCCCGGCATAGCCAACCCTGCTCGCGTTCCCGGCAAGTAACGGATATATCTGCGCTGCATCGTCGTTGAGTTGCTTACCGAGGTACTGCGTGTCAGCAAAATAGACTGCCGGGTACTTGCCGTCGCGCACCGCCCGATGGGTATTGCCTGATGGGTCGGTCTGCCCGATGGAAGTGCATAGGTAGTCCGTGTCGGATTGGGTAAGCAAGAAAATGCTGCCGTCGTCGGTGAACACCCGAAAGGTCTCGCTGTCTACGCCAGGCGTTACTGTCTGCGGTACCCCCGACAGCGCATCGCCGGTCCAGCCTGTATCGCTGGCAAAGAGGATTTGCTGCTGGCCTGTGGTTGCCGAAAAGATGACGCAGGTATCCCAGGGCGCGTTGCCGAAATCCTCTGCGACCGCCTGGTTATCAGGGTTGACGATGACCTCGCGCCAGACCGTGCCATCATAGGTTTCCATCAGCCTGTGGCCCACGCAGACAAACAGGTGATAGCGGTTGTACGGGTCAATCTGCACAGCAGCGGTCACGTCGGCAAAGTCGTAGCTCTGCCACGTTTCGCCCGCGTCGTGCGTCCAACTTGCCTGTGTTCCGTGCGCAACGATGATTGTGTTGATGAGCGCAGCATCATTGAACGGCTCCCCGACCGCAATATCGGCAATGGCGGCGTCGAAGGTGGTTACAAGCTCAGGTTTCGCGGACAAATCGTCTTGTGCCCGCTTATAAATGGCTCCATTGGCGCAGCCACACCAGAGCGGCCCCAGCTCGTTATATCGCGCAATGGCGGTGACCTGCGTTCCTGGCGGCGTCCAGCGCAGCCATTCATTCTTCGGCAGCACGCACCATTGCCCGTCAACGGCTGCGTGGAGCATGCGGCGCAAGACTTTGATTCCAGGCGCATCAAGAGCCTGGGTGATGCTGGCGGTGTTCTGCTCCCCATCGCTCACGGTCAAGGTCACGGTGACACCTTCGAGCGTATCGAGAATAGCAAAAGATTGCATGCCGTCAGGAGGCGCATAGCGCGGCGTGGTGCCTGTGACTGTCCAGGTGTAGGACGCGATTCCGTCACCGCAACTGCCCGACCCATCCAGCGACACGTCGTAGATCGTCGCTGGCGAGCCTGCCAACACAATAGTTTCGGCTACCACCTGCACGGTGAAATCGGCGAGAAACTGCTTGTCCTGGAAGCCTGCGACCTTGCTCTCGCCTTCCGAAAGCTCCACCTGCATGGTTGTGCCTTGTAGCCGCATGCCAACAACGTACATCGGCGTGCGTTCGGGGATGTGTGCCAGCGGGTGCCGAACTTGCACGCTCATACCTGGCAGCAAATCCGTGTCCATCCCACAGAACAGCACATGCCGCTGCTCGACGCGACAGCGAAGCCTGCCCTCGCGTTCGGCAACCATCCAGGCGGCTGCCTGTGTCTGGATAAACTCGTTGCTCAGCTTGTCGGGCCTGCCCGCAATGTCCAGCGGGTTCTCAGCGTCGTCAACGACGCGCCAGATGGCTGCTGGCTCTGCGCCCTCAACACCATCAACAACGGGCGCAGCCCCCTTTACCGTCATCACGGTAACGACATCCTTCGGATCGTCGGCGTGCTTTTTGAGGTCTATGACTGCGTAGCCGCCGTCGTTGTCGTAGACAATTGACGGATTCTCCGTCGGGCGGGTGTCGTAGGGGAGCACGGCTACCTTGCCCGCCATCGGCATACAGAAGGCGGCGACGCCGAGGAACTCGCACAGTTTATCGAAGACCTGCTGCAAGTTCTCGTTGACCTCGATGCAGTGCGGAGCCAGTGGGCAAACGGTGTTCGCGCCAGGGCTGTTCGGTTCGGGAATGATGAAAGGCAACACCAGTTCATCGTTGGTGATGCCCGCAGCGTTGAGCACTTTCACCAGCGCATCCTGTGGCGTCTCATTGGACAAAATCAGCGCGTCTGCGGTCGCACACGCCTCCTGTGGCGTGCGGTTCAGCTTCCAGAGCGCATCACCGAGCGTGATAGTGCGCATCACGCTGTCTATGTCCTTGCTGGCAAGGTTGCCCGTATACACCCTGCGCGACGTGCCCGACATCCTGATGTCTACCCAGGCAGGCACGACCGAGCCAGCCGCAAAGGTCGGCGGCTCATCTTCCAGCGTGATCGTGCATGAACTGCGCTGGCGGTTGAGCGCAATTGTGCGCTCTGGCAGCCCTACCGCGCGGTAAGGTCTACCGTTGATCGTCACTATCGTTTGCTGGTTTAGTTCTCGATAATCCTGAGATGGAGCAAAAAGCATACTGTGTTTTCTTTCATACCGAATCAAATACTGTCCGAGATTACACCGCAAGGAACTCAACGGGAATATACGCTTCGAGTTGCCCGTCGTCGTAGTAGGTCTCCGGCATACCCTGCACGACCGCCAGCACGCTGCGCCCATCCAGGCTCCTTTTTCCTGCCCGTAGGAAGGCGTTGTAATTATCCTCGCCGTGCAAATGCACGGTGCAGGTGAGCTTTTCAACCCCAAGTCCGAGGTTGGTGATAACATTTCTATCGCTCCCCTTGCAGTGTTGTACGTCAACTTCGCGTTTCGGCCACCAGTGGGGGTCAGGCTGTCCTGGTTTGACCACGACCGACAGCCCCGTTGCCCCGCCGAATGAGAAATCCGACCAGTCCATAGCTATCCTCTCCTGAGCGATCCCATCGCTCCAACCTGAATATGTCCGTAGTTATGCAGCCAGGACAGCACGCGCAGATGCCCATTGACGGTCAGCGTGACGCCTTCCCCAATGGTCAGAAAATCCAGCACGAGCTGCTGTCCTTCGGGAATGGTGAGTGGTACCGTGAGCACCTGCGGCCAAAATTGCATCGCCTGCTGCGAGCGGCGCATGCGGTTTTCCAGCGTCGCAAGAGCGGAATCGGTGTAGCTGGCTGCATCCGCTTTGATTTTCTCGGTAACCCTGCTCATCGTCGTCGCATAGCTCCGTTCTTCACTGAATCCTCGTAGTCCTCTTCGAGCACGCGGGTGCTGATGTCTTCCACAAAGCCCGTAAACGTCTTGCCATCCACCGAGAGCGTGATGGTATCAATCACCAGCGTTGGCGCAGCAAACGTGGGTCGGCTCCCCGTCACGATGTCGGCGGTTTGCTGCTCGCGGGTACGGGTAGACATATCCAATACTTCGCCTGCCTGCGCTGTAAGCTGCGCGTATTGCCGATAGAAGGCGTCGCCTTCCACGCCTGAACGCACGAGATTGCGCATGCTCTGCTGCATATCCAGGTCGTAGCGGGCGAGGAATTGCCCATGTGCAATCGCAATGTCCATTAACGCCTGCTGCTCGGCTTCGGTCAGGTCAGTAAGTTGGGCTTTGAGGTCGGCCACCTGCTGCGCGTGCGAGGTCAGAATCTTCGTTTTGCTGTCCTTGTACCACTGCGGAATGTCCTGGGTAAGCGTGGTTTTGTACGTGTCCCAGGCGTCCTGCATGGCGGTAATCTTCGTTTCGGTCGCGGTTTTGAGGTCGTCTATCTGCGTCTCGATGGAGTCGCCCACCTTGCCGCCCTCCTTGCCCGTGAGATCGGCATACTGCGAGGCGTCCATTGCGTAGGCCCATTGCACCGCCGCGGCTTCGGGGGCCATGCCTGACTCCAGATTGCGTTTCAGGTTCGCATTGATCCGCTCCACCTCTGCCAGCGCAGCAGGCATCTCGTTCTGCAAAAAGGTGGTAACTTCCTTCTGCGACAACCCTTTGGCAAACAGCGTTTTGCCGATTTGCTGCGCATAGTCCAGCTTCAGGTCTTCGGCTTTGTCCGCATACTTGTCCCGAATCTCCTGCCGCTTCTGCTGCAATTCTTCTTCGGTCGTGAGACTATCACGCATGTCCTGGCGAGCTTCGTCTGCGTCCTGTTTGCGCTGATCGTCCAGGTCGTTCATCGTCTGATTGTGCTCAGCCTTTGCTGCCGCAATCGCGTCAAGGTGTGCCTGATGAGCCGTCAGTATTTCATTCGATTCATAATCTGACACAGAAAAGCCCATTTGGGTCGCGACACTTCCAGGAATGTTTTGCAATGCTTGCTGATAGCCGTCAATGTTCCCTGTTGCCATGTAGGATGTGACGGCTTGCTCAACCATTGCATCGGTCAGACGCTCCTGTTCGATCCGAGCCTGCGCCGCGGCGTCGGGGAGGGCTTGCATGTTTGCCAGGACTGTTGCCGTGCCCTGCCCACCTGTTTCGGCCCAGCGTGCAATGCCAGAGAAGGTGTCACCGAGAAGCTGTGCGCTGGCACTATCGTAGAGTCCCGTTGCCCGCGAGATACCCGTCAACATCTCATCGAGAGCCTCCGCGGACACATCGTTCTTGAGAGCCTGGGAAAGCGTAAAATCAATAAGCATCTGGCCCAGGTGCTCGCGCTGGGCTTGCTCTGCATCGAGATAAGCACGGGCGGCCTGCTGTTCCGATTCCTCGAAGGCGCGACGTTCTTCTTCAAGCTGGCATGCTGTCCCCTGCCGATGCAGCAGTTCTTTCCTGGTGTTCCATTCTTCCAGCCGTTGCTCGCTGTCGCGGTAGAAGTTCGCGTCAACGTCCGCCAGCTTATCCAGGGCGGTTTGCGCATCCTGGCGGGCTTCCTCCTGCGACTGGCGCAGCTTGTCGTTCCACTGCTTGCGCAGATCAGCAAGTTCATCCTGATGACGTTCCCGTTCATCGAGTTCTTTCTGATCATAGCGGTTGCGAATGTCATCGAGGTCTTGTTCCAGTTGCGCTTCCGCATCGCGTTCGTCCTGGGCGGCATCATCCTTGAGCGTGTCCAGTTCGTCCTGTTTGTCGGCTTCATTCTCCAGCAGCGATTGTGCGTGGTCGAGGGCGGAGTCCAGCAAACTCGTGTAGGTGGCGGTGCGGATGTCGTGCAGCCGTTGCTGATGCGCGGCTTCGGCTTCTTCGACCGCCGTATGGTACGCTTCCTGGGCGTCGCGCTGCGCGTCGTACAACGTCTGACGGGCGTCGCGTTCCTTCTGCTGGCGTTCTTGTTCAAGGTCAATGAGCGCGTGCTGAAACTCACGTTCATTGGCGATGAGCTTGTCTCGCGCCTGGGCAGCTTCCCGCACCGCTTGTAGCCGCGCTTCGAGAGCTTCGGCTGACTTGCCTTCGGCGACCGCGTGGGCAATGGCTGCATCCTCAGCGTTCCTGGATGCTTGCGCTTCTTCGAGGAGTGCATCGGCCAGAGATTCGGCCTGCTGTCCACGAATATTCGCATTGTCCGCAGCAATCTTTGTCGCTTCCGCCTGGCTCTGAAACAGGCCAGAGCGGGCAGCCGCTTGCATGTCGGTGTTCAACGCTTCGCGGTTGGCTTCATCTACCGCAACCAGGTGGTCGCGCAGCCCTTCAAGCTCTGCCTTCGCTGCTGGCGAAAGCTGCTCATAGGCGGCTAACGCTTGCTGGACTTCTTTGTGCCCTCTGGTGTTTTCGTAGAGCGCATCGCTGGCATGATCCACGCTGGCGGTGAGTTCGTTCTGAATAGAAACCAGTCCTGCCACCGTGCCCGCAATCGCCGCAGGTGCAACCGTAGCGACGGTCATGCCGCGGATCGCCGCCTGCGCAGCCCAGGCAGTGCTGGCGACGTTCGACAGACCAGCCGCTAGCAGATTGGCCGCGCCCCCTGCTGCCAGCCATTGCGCCGCACTGGTGGCAGCGGCGGCTCCTGCGCCTGCCACCGCAGGAATAAACAACCCACTGACCGCCTGGGCGGTTTCTACGAACACCGGGGCTATGGTAACGCCTGCCTCAGCAACCGTGTTCAGCCCCGCCCCAAGTGCTTCCGCTGCCTGCACGGAATCCTCGGAGAGCAGCGATTCGTTCAGCCGATCCAGACCTACCGACAGCGTTTGAATGGCAGGCTGGAAGGTATCGAGCGAACGGAACATCAACGCATCCTGGAAGGTGGAGAGCCGTCCTGAGATAGTTTCGCCCGCCTGCGCTGCTTTGCCCTGGTACATCGATTCCAGCGCAGGTATCAGTGTGGCGTTGACCGTATTGGCGGTCAGTTCACCCGCTGTCTGCATCTTCTTAATCTCGGCAGTTGGCTTGCCCCAGGCATCCGCAAGAATTTTCACGACATTGATTTGCCGATCAATGAGCATGTTCATATCTTCTTGCAGATAGCGACCCGTGGCGGTGGCGCGTCCGATGATTTCCGTCATCTCGCCCGCAACGCGACCGACCTGCCCCGTACCCGCGGTGGTATCCATCGCAACCTGAGCGAGCCGCTGCGCGGTGATAACCTCCAACTCCCTGGCTCTGGCAACATCCTGGATTTGCGTTGCCAGAAAGCCATACGCGCTGGCTGTCTTCAGCAAACCGCTGACCTCATCCAGCGAGAAGGGCGATTGCGCCGCCATGCGTGCCTGCGTTGCATAGAACGCATCGGCGTATCGCTCAGCCATGCTCGCCGCGGCATCAATGTCCGCGAACTTGCCGCGATCCACGAGCTCGATGCTTGCCAGCGACGCCATGCTCTTTTTCAGCAGTTCAACGTTGGCCGCGGCATCCACTGAACGCTCGAACGCGCCCGTCACAGCGTCAATGGCAGTGACAGCGGTTTCGGCTCCAACAACGCCGATACCAACAGAAAGCCCCGCATCAAAGTTATCGAGATCGAGCATCTCTCTTTCCCTCTCTTTGCTCTACCAGAATGCGTCGTGTTCATGCTGCCTTTTTTCGTCTTCACGTGATCCGTGTTTTCTTTCTTACACCATGCAACATGGAACAGACATATCTTCCTGTCTACTCTTCAATAATGCGTGTTGCGCCTTTGCGCATCTCGTTTGCTTTACTGTGCGCCAATCGTTTCACCCTGGCGGCGTCGAGCCAGAGCGAGCCGTCTTGCTGGCAGAGCCAGCGGAGTTCGGCGATGGTGATGCCGAGTTCCTCGGCGGCAGCGGCAAACTCGTTGACGTCGGTGATCCATGCGGGCAGCGGTCTTGCAAAGCGTTTCGGCAGGTTGGGAAACGCGAGACGCTCTGCAAGCACCTCTGCCGCTTCGGTTAGTTTTTTGCCTCGTGCTCCGTGATGGCGCGAAACACCGTATGGATCAACCCCGCCATGTCGTCGTAGGCATCGGCGGCTTCCTGCGCGGTGAGTTCCACGCCGTTGCGCTTGAACAGCCTGGCCCCATCCGTGACTCGCGTCACCCATTCGGGCACGGTTTCGCCGCGAGTTTTCGGTCGGTGCTGCTCGTCGTAGACCTGATTGCCGTCATCGTCCAGCACAGGCTTCTGCTGCACGGGCTTTGCCGCCTCAGCAACCAGATATTCCACGGTATCGCGCAGATCACCGTTCTGGGTTTTGTAGACATATTCCACGCTGCGCCGCAAGGAGCCGATGTTATCAACAGTGAGCATAGTATCCTCCTGGTTTGATGAAATCCCGAAAGAAACACTGGTTACTGAACAAACAGAGCCGATTGCGTACACCCCAGCCGTGCGCGGGCCAGTGCGCCGACGCCAGGGTTGATGAAGTCAGGGTCGGTGGCGAGAACGCCGTCGTAGGTGGCGACCTTCCAGCCGTCTTTGTAGGGCATGTCGGTCAATGTTTTTACCAGCATGGTACTGGTCACTTCAAACAGGTAGCGCGACGGCGTTGCACCTGCAATCTCTGGCCCTCTTGCTCGCAGCATCACCCAGATGGTTTTGGTCTGGTGGCCGCGCACCCGTGCCAGTCCGCGCATGCCGTAGTCGTTTGCCATGTGCGTGAAGGTGATGGTACTATCACTGCCTTCCCGCTTGTGATATTTCTCGCTACAGCGAGCGAACTTGTAGCGGCTGTTGCGATTGTCCACGCGCCATTCGTACTTCGACAATTCGGGCATCAACACCGTGTTCCCCAGGTTGACGCTGAAGGTTACATCGCCCGTTATGCCCGATGGAATGATAATCTGCTGTATCTCGTTCTGCGTAGCTGTGGCGGCCTGCGTTTGCGTGACGGTGATGGTTCCCCCGCTGTAGGTGCCGCCGATGCCGATAGCTCCGTAGCCGTCTTCGGTCTGCGTGTCCCAGATTTCCTGGTTCGCCAGATCGCCCAGAAATTCAATGTCCAGCGTCACGTCGGCGGTGCCAAGCGGCCCGCCTGCGCCCGTGACGGTGAGGTTCGCGCCGTTGACGTTTGCCAG